TGTGAGTAAACGATAAAAGGATAGGCGGCATCCTGTGTGGCCATGTCGGGATAAATACGCGTGCTGACTATTGCAGTTACGTTTGCATTGGTCGAAAGCAGCTTGTATATCGCCTTTCCTGTCATTTAACGCGTCGGGTTTGCAGGGTCATGAATTGATTGTCGTCGCTTGTCATAATGCTTTCAATGTCATATATTTTGTTGCCTGCGCTTACTCGGTTGCGCTCGTTTACTGTGGACAAATTGCGGATTGTAAAGTCCACACGTTGCCGGATTGTTTCTTGTCCACTTTCGGCCACTTCTGAGGATTGCGAAAGCCTATCATCCACATTTGCCCACACTGTGGCAAACGTTGTCCACGTCTGCGCACGTTCGCCAAAAGCATTTACAGTCTCGGTATAGCTTTGAATTACCACCAAAGTATTGAGCCTGCCTATTCGCTCTTGCTTGTTGTATTTGTGGCGCGCGTTCATCAGAAGTAGTTCACTCGGAATTGGTCAAGTAAAATTCGTGAAGCGGTCGGCATGGTGCGTACGGTATCGGTGCGGTTGTCGAACCAATCGGCAATCATTAAAAGCATGGCTAATTTAATCGGCGTTGGCGTGCTTGCTCCCGTTGCTCCAAAGCCTGCAGTATAAGTGACTGTAATAGCTTCTGGAGTGGGTTCGACCGTAGGAAACGATTGCCCGTATTTGCGATAAATAAGCGGAGGCTTTGTCTCGTCGAGTACATCATAGATGTTGTTTGAAAGCGTTACGGTTGAGCCGCCCGGCTGAACATACTGCACAGATGTTACTGAAATCAAAGGCGAAATCGAAAGCCGAAGCCCATAATCCGAAAAGCGTGAAAACTTTTCGGTAATGGTTTGCGAAATAAGAGCCATGCGAAGGTACTTTTCAGCACTTTCGCGCGCTGCTGAAATCAACAGCGTGATAATGGCGTCTTCGTCGTTGCCACTTACTTTGAGCCATGCTTTCACATCGCTCGCAGTAAGTGGCTCTGACGCTGGGCCAGTAGTTACCTTGTATGACCCTGTTTCAAACATTACGCTTTGATTTTAAGGAGCTTGATTGCGGCAGATTGCAGCAGTTTGCCATCGGTACGAAGCCAGCCCAAGAATGCGGTTTGCATCAGGTCGGCATAGGTTTGGTCAAGGCGAAGCACGCTCACGTCGCGAACCTGACGGATGACGTACTTTGACCAATCACCGAAAGCGATTGCTTTTGCGCCTGCTGCGAACGTCGGGAAATCTTGGTTAATCACGTATGGGAAGCCCAAAATCCGGTCGGGTTCGCCCTCACGGAAAGAAGGCATCCACATCGGCACGGTGTCGGTATTGCCGTAGTCCAATTTTTTCAAGTAGCTCAAAATGTTGTCCGAAAACATAAACGCGGCAGTTGTACGATATGCAGGGTCAACGCTGTGAACTAAGTCGGTAATTTCCTGCTTTGTGATTGCGTTGTTTGCAGCCGTTTCTTTTCCGACACTTGCGCCGTTGGATGACGCAAGTATGCCCGTAGGCTTGCCTGATCCGTCACCGTCTGTGTAGGCCTTGTTCAAAGCACGACCTGCAGCTTCGCCAATAAGTTCGGCAATGATGCGGCCAACAAGTCCTACTTCTTCGTCTTGAATAAATTCCCAATCGAGACCGATAATGTCGTACCAGGTGTGAGCTTCGAAAGACTTACGGTCAAAAGTAAGGCCGCGCGGTGTGATTGCCTGTGAGCGCGGTTCTGCTACCCAATTGCCTGTTTGCGCGGTATTGTCGTGCGTCGGCCAGCGCATCGGGTTGCCAGTTGCGGAGCGGTGGATGTACGACGCCTGCAACATACCGCCGAAACGCTTCATTGTCAGCTCTAAGGTGCTGATGAACTCTTCCGGCATGACGTAGAGGCCATCACCAGACGAAGAAGTAGATGCACGTTGTGCGCCGTTCGCAAGTGCAAGAGCCTGCTGGAACGAAACACCGTCGCCTGAAATCAGGGTACGATACCAGCGCTCGGCTTCTGCTTTCCGGATTTCTTTTTCAGATTTAGCAAGTGCGGGTGCTTGCTGTTCAAAAGCGCGGCTTTGTGCTTCACGCTCAGCAAGGTTGCGCGTCATTTCGATTTCACGCGTGAACGCGTTGTAATCGTTTTCTGCCTTGTCCCAACTTGCTTGCTCGTCTGCATTCAGTGCGCGGCCTTCGCCTTTTGCCCTTTCAAGGAGTTCGCGCTGCTGGGTGTAAACCTGAGCGCGTAACTCCAAGAGCTGCTTTTCAGTTCTCATTTTTTAATGATTTTGTTGGTTAATGAACTGCGCTTCTCCAAATAGTCGAAACGCCAGGTTAAATCGTCGTGTATTGTCGTGTTTACGTTGTCATCTTGCTTTGTTTCAGTCGGAAAGTCCACGCGATGGGCAAAGGCCAAAAGTTGCCGGAAGCTCATGCCCTCAACCGCTTGCGTTGGCGCGTTCACGGTGTAATCTTCCACTTTTTCAATGATGCCCATATTTTTTGCATCGCGTGCGGTGAGCCAGTGGTCTTTATAGTCGTAGAACTGTTTTTTGATGTCATCCTCATCCATTCCGGTAGCCAAAGCCATAGAGGCGATGGATGTTTGGTCGAATTTTTCCAGCATAGCGGCGGCATCCATCATGTCTTGCGCCGTGCCGATTGCGATTGCGGATGTAGCATGAATCATCAGCTTTGAGTGCGTCGCCATGTGCCGGTATTTACCGACCATCCAAATGTCGGCAGCCATTGAGGCCGCGATGCCGTCATTGTAGGTATGGATTTCGGCAGATGATTGGCGAAGCGCGGTAATTATTGGGTCACCATGCATGACGCTTCCACCTGGTGAATTGATGCGGACGTTGATGCGCTTGTATTTGCCTTCCAGTTCTCGGATTGCTTGGACAACGGCAATATCAGTCAGGCTTTCGGTTGGGTCATCTTCCCACCATTTTTCCTGACCGATATAGCCATACAAGAAAAGCTCTCCTGCTTCGCCGTCGGCACTTGTTGCAACTTTGAAATATTTATGCGTCATTTTTGTCGTCGTTTTGGTCGTTTGAATCATCCTCGTCATCTTCAGGCATTTGGCGCGGTGCTGGCGCTGGTTCGGGTTGCGGCTTTGTTGGATCCATCATGTTCATCGGCACGTAGTATGCTTTCCCGCTGCCATCCTCAATTGGATTGAGCCCTTCCATCGCGCGCGCTTCATCGCGGTTGATGATGCCCCATTTCATCAGGCTTTCAATAAGCTTTGCGCGATTTTCGGTGTCGGCACGCATCAGGATGTGCAGGTCGGGCTCGATTTCGTGATTGTCCTGCTCGCGTTCAAGTAGCAGTTTTCGGGATAATTCTGCGCTGATGTTTTGGCAAAGCGGCAGGATGGTATAGGTTACAAAAAGCAGTCCAAGATGTTCGATATTGTTGAACGTTGCGCGGTCAAGGTCTTCAAGCAGGAACTGAGGAACGCCTGTAATGCGCGCGATGTCGGCAACAGTCATTTTTTTGGCATCCATTGAACCCGCTTCGTTGGGATTCAGCCCCGTGCGCTTGTATTCCGCACCTTGCTCTAAAATTGCCGTTTTGCCCATGTTTTTCACGCCGCCATAACGTGCTGACCAGCTTTGAGATAATCGCTTGTAGGCATCATCTGATAAAGCAGTCGGAACGGAAACAACGCCTGAAACGTGCGCGCCGTTTTTGTAGAAACTGCTCAGGTATTCTTGGTTGGCAATTGCAGTGCCGAACACGTCTTTGAAAGTGTCCAAAATTGAAAGGCCGTGAAGCGAATCCCAAGCAAGGCCTGAAATATGAATGACGCGGTCGTATGCGTAACGGATTTTTACGCCTCGGTCGCGATGATATTCGTAAACGACTTCGTTTCTTGCGTTGATATCAATTTTGACGTTTTGAGGCTCCAGGATTGTGAGCTGCACAGGGTAGCCGGTAACGGTGTTGCGATTAATAAGCGCGTAAAAGTTGCCATGCACGTAGAGGTGCAGAATCATCGTCTGAAAAAAATCGAACTTTGAAACGTAGGGATTAGGAGCGCGGCGAATCAGGCGTGAAACAGGGTGGTTGTATAGCTTGGTACGCTTGGTTTCTTCGAGTCGGTAAACGTCAAAGGGTAGCGAGCCGATAACGCCTGCAATGATGTTGATAGCACGCCAAAACGCGGTGATAGTGAGAATAGTGTCCGGCGTGGTAACAACGCCTGCTGCATTTGGCTTTTCGGTTAGCTTATCAAAAAACTCGTCTGTCGGCTGGAACGCGACGCGTTGAGGTTGCGGCGTTTCAGGTTGCGCGCTTTGTGGTGCAGGTTCCTGCACTTGCGTTGTCGTGAAAAGCCCGCGCAAATTGTCCCAAAAGCCCATTAACGAGAATTTGGCTGCAAATTACAGGCATTTACGCGCGCGCGTGTTCACAAATTTTTGAAAGTGTTAAGGTTTTGTTAAAATTGGTCAAATACTTGCTTAGCGTGTATATATCGTATATCTTTGTATCATTAATAACAACAAAAACAAAAAGTCATGAAAAACGAAATTATTTACAAAAACAGAATCATTATCGAAAACACAGACGGAACATTTTCTGCATTTTACTCTAATTATAGCTCGAACTTAGTAAAAACTTTCAAAACTCTTTCGGCAGCAAAAAATCAAATCGATAAATGGGTTTAAAACATTATTGCGCTTACTCACTCAATTCTTTCCATTCAAAACGCTCTATGCTGCCACCAGCTTGCATATAGCGTTTTTTTATTGTGCGAAAGCTGTCGTATGTTGTGCAGCGTGGTTCGAGTCCATCCTGCACGCGGATTGCTTCCACGATTGCCCAGGCTTTTTCCTGCGTAATATCGCAGTCATGCTGCAATTCTGCAACAAGGCCAAAATATTGCTCGTTGGTTTGAAGTGGGTGCGGCATGGACAAAGCGGCTTACATGAACAGGAAATC